AGTTGCGTTGTCAGCGGACTTAATAAGAACCCATTGCGGTTCATATCCAAGCGTAACTTCTGAGCCGCCCGTATAGGGAGAGCCTGCCCCCGCGTAACTCCCACACGAAATCACATTGTCCGTACCAGCCAGACCAAAGCCGCCTGCGTCATGGGCGAATAGGTAGGCGACGTAGTTTTCGCCGGAAGCGTTTTCAACCGTGCCAACCGTAAACTCTGTTGAAGTTGGACTTGTGTTGTTCCAAAAACCAGTATTTGTTGACGCTCCGTTAGTAAGGTTTAACTGAACAGCTTGAGTGTTTCCAAGACTACGATGATATGTCTGCCAATTGTTAACTCCGCTGGTCATTTTTGTAATGATACAGCCCGGCACTGAACCAAGACTATGCGTAATGGTCTTGCTTGTATTGCCATCTCCAGTCCAAGTCACAATATCAAAGAACTTCGGCTGCTTGCGGAATGTCCATGAGACGTAGTTAGTGCTAGTCGTATTGGTGCTTGATGTCCAAGGCGGGTCTAGCGAAAATCCGGTCGTATTGAAACTTGCAATACCATAACCGACACCATTCGTGGCTTCGGCGGTAGTGTTATTTGATACTACATATTTGTTTATGCCCCTTATGCTGTCTATAAGATTGTGGTTGGTTGCTGTATCGCGCGCCTTGAACCACACCAACCCACCCTTCGTAGACAGGTCAATGCCGTTGGTAATCGTCTGTGTAGAGCCGTTACCCGTATACAGATAAGTCGAGAACACATCCTCAACGTAGACGACTGGCGCACCACCTGCACCTTCGCCCATTAACAGTTGTTGGTTATTAGCCATTAGGTCACGTTCCCCGCAACGACACACGTTGTTCCAGATATAAACAGGATAGTCGCAACACCAGCAGCAGCAAGGGTCATGGTCGCCTTGTCAGTGAAAGTCCCTGCGATATAGGCTGTGGTGATACTGCAAGTGATGGTGGCAGTAGAGGCTGTATTGTTGAACAGGGTAATCGCGTTGCCCTCAGAAAAGGTTGCGTCTGGGATAACGATCGCGCCGCTTGCGCCTAGTTGAACGTACTTACCAACATCGCCCACGGCTAGTGTGTAGCTGGCCGTCTTGGTTCCGACTGCTGGGACGCTCTTAAAGCCTACGGCGTTTGTGCCGTCTGCCGTTGTGTTGGAGAGGTTGCCAGATGTAGGTGTGCCGAGAACGGGAGTAACAAGCGTCAAGTTTGTGACGGTTCCAGAGGCGTTGGTAAGTACCAAAGCGGATGGCGTACCCAAAGCCGGAGTAACTAAAGTAGGACTTGTTGCAAATACCAAAGCCCCTGAGCCTGTCTCATCTGTTACCGCTGCCGCCATTTGTGCAGAGGTCGCTACAAGCGTGTTAGAGGTTAAGTTGATGGTCTTGTTCGTCAGCGTCTGAACCGCATCCAGCGTTACAGCAGTACCGCCATTGCCACCCACCTGAGCGTAGACTTCCCAAGTGGCTGTTCCAGAACTGTTGTATACAAACTGAACAGATACACCGCTAATATCACAAACCAAGTCCTGCGCTACATCCGCAATGTTGTTGCCGTTACGCCCAACCGTTAGATTGTTTGTACCCCAAGTTCCACCCGCATCAGCAATAATGACTTGATCTCCGTTAGCCGGAGAGGCTGGCAAATTGACCGTGAACGCGCCGCCAGTGGTGTCGGTCAGAACACCGTCATTGGCAACAGCCGTGTAGGTAGTTGTTTTTGTGACGGTGTAGGTGATTCCACCTGCCGCAGGTGCAGACGATGCCCACGTTGTGCCGTTACTAGTCAGGACGTTGCCGGCAGTACCAGCGGCGGTTATCCCCGTACCGCCGTTTGCCACAGGGAGGATGCCGGTTACACCCGTCGTAAGCGGCAAACCCGTAGCGTTGGTCAGGGTTCCGCTAGTAGGGGTGCCAAGCGCACCACCGTTGACTACAAACGCGCCTGCGGTGCCGGTGTTCACTCCAAGGGCGGTTACAACTCCGGTGCCGGTCGTGACCGTAGAAGGAGCAACAGCAGCGCCACCACCAACTACCAGCGAGTTTGCAGCAAGGACGCCAGAAGAGGCCCATGTTGCCGCTCCTGAAAAATACGGAATGCCGCCAGAGGTGCCAGCGACGGTGAGGGCAAGCGTGCCTGCGCCAGTGACAGGAGAGCCGGAAACAGAGATCAAGCCGCCTGTGAACGTCTGCCCAACGGAGGTAACGCTGCCGCCACTACCTGTTGCTGAAATGGTGATCGACCCTGCGCTGTTCGCGATCGTCACGCCGGTCCCGGCGGTGAGCGTAGACTTCGTGAGCGTGTTGCCAGTGGTGTTACCAATTAGCAACTCGCCATTCAGGTACGTGGTTTGACCTGTGCCGCCGTTTGCCACCGGAGTGACAGTCTGCGCGATTTTCTTCACTACGCCGCTGCTGTCTTCGTAATACAGGATCCCGTCAGCGGTGTTGATCGCCAGCTCGCCTGCAGCAAGATTCGCAGCGAGCGGGGCAGCGGCAGCAGTGGAGCTGTAGTATAGCTGGATTGCGGTGTAGCCTGCTTGTGCCATGTCGGTTAGCTCACGTTTTCAAGTTTATAGATCAATTGTCCAGACTGGTGTCAGGGCGAACAAACGGAAGAACGATTTGATCTGGCGCACGCGGTGCAAGTCGGTACGGGTCGTAGTCATCTTTGTCCGCTACACAAACCATCAGGCCGGGCGCGTTCGGATCGGGCGACAGATCTCCCAGCGGCATCTTCCGGCTGCAGCGTGCGCACAAGCCTATGCCAAGCGTGGCGTTACCTGTTGTGTCGAGGAAGGTGGTCATGGTTACCTTGTGTAATACATAATCATTGGCTGGTAGAACGAAGGAGATCCGTCGTTGTCGCCATCTCGCGCTTTCTGCATAGCGAGTGGTGCCCAGTTTTCGTTGATCTGCATGCGCGCCGGATCTGCCTCTGGAGTTTCTCTGCCGACCTGCACAGCAAGCTGCGCTGTGACCGCCTCCAGCCATCGCTGTGGCACTTCGATCGATTGGGCAAGCGTACCTACGTCCATGACATGCCGATGACGCCAGCAGACCAGCACAGCGACCTCAGCGGCCTCGTTCGGTGCCGGCCAGAGGTTGAGCACGGGCATCGGCAGATCACGCTGGAACCAGTAGCTGTTCGGACGGCCCGGGAAGATCTTGTTGCTCTGGTTGGCGTACTGATCGCGGTTCAAAACGCCCAGTGGGATTTCATTTGGGTTGTTGGCCAGCACGATGTCGTTGTACGTGAGAGTGCCGACTGATGTGATGCGGAAGTACAGGAACGGCATCGGCTGGCTGATATCGCTCCACACAGTCTCGCCAGAGGCCGCTGTGTAGCTGTCGGTGCCAGCGGTGGTCCATGTGGCGCCATTGGTCGAAACGGCGAACGTGAGGCCTGTGGATGCGATCCCCCAGTTGATACCGACAGTGGCGACTTGCGTGGCTTGAGCGAATTGTACGGTGTAGGTGCTGGCCCCGGTCGTGACAGTGCCGGTGACTTCGGTCTGGGTTCGGTACAGGAGGTTGAGCACACCGACCGTGCCGGCCGGCAGCGTGACTATCGGCTGGTTCTCGTACATCGGGAGGAGTATCTTTTCGATACACCAGCTCGGTGGCTTGCTGTTGGCGAGATCCGACAGCAGCAGGTATAGCGCATCGCGTGCGTAGTTCTGCATCTCAGCAGTGATCTTCTGCGCCACAATCCCACAACGCCGGAACGCCGTGTCGATGACACGCCGAGTGTTGAACGTAGTGGCGCTGATCGTGCCGGATGTTGCCATCGTCGATTCCTATAAGTCAGGGCTCGGCGGCTGATTCAGCACACCCGGTATTACACTGTGTGATGTTACCCGTTACTTCTTGCTTCCGCCACGCTTCATCATCGGTGCCTGCTGCGGAATCATCGGATCTTGCGGAGCTGGGGGAAACCCTCTTGCATTCCCACCTACGCCGCCGGCCGGCATGCCCGGCATGCGACCAGTCTGTTGAGCCTGAGCAGCCATCTGGGACAGAATGCCTTCAGCCATCTGCCGCTCTTGCGAAGTCAGCTTTGGCTCTTTTGCCGCCGATCTCTTCTTGGCTGGCGACTTCTTTGTTTTGCCACCGCGCTTCATGGCAGCACTCCCGCCACAAGCGTAGCCATCTTTCTTGCTGGAGGCCATCTCCTTCTTCTCATGCTTGATCATGGCCTTTGGGGCACCCTTTTTCTCCATGAAAGCAATTTCTTTTTTCATCATGGATTTGGATTCTTTGGCCCCGCCTTCAGCCTTGGATGCCGCTTTGCGCACCGCTCCACCGCGCATGTATGCTTTCACCGGCACTTTGCTTGGACCAAACTCAAACTCTTTAACGTATTTGCAGCCCATGATCGTCTCCGTCAGGCGTAGGTTTTGATGCACTCAAGGATGATGGTGTACGCGTCTCCAGCAGTAGCATCGTGGGTGCTGAAAGCAATGTCTCCATTGCGGCCTGTACCCGAATTGTTGCTGATGCCGCCGAACGAGGAGAAATCCATCAAATACGGGCCGTTAGATGTAACCTGCCATGCCAGCACATTAACGTCCGCGTCCCAGAGGATACGAACTTCCATGCCATGAGCCGCCATCCAGATTTTGTTGATCTTGACGCCGTTACATGCGTTGCCGGAAGCACTGGGGTTCAGCGTAGAGACATCAACTTTGACAACGGCGGTTTCGCCGGTGCCATCAGAAATGTTTGTAAATTTGCCGATGAACAACCGTTCACCGTCAAGGATCGTTTGCGACGCTACTGCATCAGCCATGTTTATCTCTCCAGCGTTGGTTTAAAAACCGGAGGGCGTACCCTCCGGTAAATATTCAAGCAGTACGTGTGAACACGTAAGCCGTTGCGCTCGAAAACATAAGTGTAAAGCGGGCCAGTCCAGTTACACCAGAAGCAACAGTCAGGTCGCCAAAGCTACCAGCAGTGTCGGCAGCGGCGGTGGACAAGATACCGTTTACCGCTACTGCAATTGTTACCGTGTTAGCACCGGCAGTGTTGTCTATGTAAAGGTCAAAGACTGTACCTTGAACCGCACCAAGAGCTGCGCCCAACAACGTGCCTGTAGGCAGAGTGATGGCGGTTGCTGCGGCAGAGGTAGAAGTGATATAGCCGGTTGCTACTTCCGCTGCCGTGGCAGTTGCTGTAGCGTTAATTGCGGCGGTGGTAGCGTGAGTGATGCTGCCTGAACCTGCGATGTTGCCTGTTACATTGCCGGTTAAAGCACCGATAAAACCATTGGTTGACGTAACTGGGCCGGAAAAAGTAGTTGAAGCCATTAGAAATTCCTCACATGCGAGTTGGGCGTATCTGTCTGCATGTCGTCAGCCGGGGCTGTCAGATACGCGGGTTATCCCGGAACAACAAAGAGGGGAGCCGAAGCCCCCCTCTTTTTATTACTACAAGCCCGGCGTGCCCCACAGGTCGCGCCAATCCGTCCAGCCCGGGATGTAACGCTCGGTGGCCTTGTAGCGCATGGAGTCGGTTTCGAAATCACCTTCCATGCTCTTCTCAAGGCTGCGACGCATCATCAGCTTCAGGCCATCTGGCACATCGCACTGTACCCACCATGCGGTGGTGGAAGTGATACGTGACAGGTTCGCCTGACCCTTCGGCAGCATACCCATCGACTTGATGGGGTTGATGTCGTTGTCGGCACTGCCGGCGCGCAAAGCACTCTTCAGCAAAACTTCTGCTTGGAACACGTTGCTTGGGCCGGTGACGATCTGCTGCGGGGTGAGGCGGATACGCTTGCCGTTGTTGTCAACAGCGTTGCGGATCTGGATCAGCATCTGTTCCAGAGAGGTCTGGGACAGAGCCGCTGCAGTGGACAGCACGTTGCTGGCCGTAAGGCCGTTGGCCAGCGGGTGCGATGCGCTGTTCAGCACTACACCGTCACCGCCGGTATAACCAGAGGTGAAGGCGCGGTTCAGAATGTTCGCGCACAGCGTTTCTTTCGTTTCGATCAGCGACTGCGCCAAATGCTTGGCGTAGGTCTGACCCATGCGGATGTGGTCGCCGTCTTCTACCAGCACCTTGGTCAGCGCGAAGGCAAGGCCATACACGCGGTAGAGGTAACGCTGGATGAACAGAATGCCGCCACTTTGGTAAGTGACAGGCATGCCGTCTGGCAGCTCAGGAGCCGCACCAAAACCAAAAAGAACGGGTTCTTCGTGGTAAGAGCGCGGGATGCCTTTCTGCTCGTTGAAAACTTGCTTCCACTCGTCGGCGCGTTGGTCGTACACGCCGTCGAAGGTTTCATTCAGGATGGGCTCAACTACCGCCCGGAAGTCCGTACTGCGCATTGGAGTAGCCATTTGTCAGACCCCCTTAGATTGAGTTGACGGCAGCTTTGTAGTGATGTTCGTTGATACGAACAGTCGCCACAATGTAAGCGTCAGTCAATGCGTCGTTGATGTTAAGAGCCCACCCAGTAATCTGGAACTGACCCGATGTTGCTTGGATCGCAGTCAGATAGGTGTTGCTCAAGCCAGTTGCAGTGGATCCGCCCGGCGACGCCACAGTCCAGTCGCACTCTTCGCCTACAGCTGTCTGCACGGTGGTGCCAGACGAAGGGTTGTTGTACTGAACTTGGAAGATCGTCTCAGGATCGTCGTACACCCATGCAACGATGTCAGTTGCAGTGGTGCCGGTGGGCCAGAACGGGGTCAGGGTGGGCTTGCCCAGCGAGTCGATGTACTGGCAACCAGCAAACACGCCGAGCAGCAAAATGCCGTCAACAGTGCCAGAGCGCGTGCCATCAGATGTGCCGAGCTGAACAGTACCAGCGTCAACCAGCTTAACTGGATCACCTTGGAAGATGTTCGCAGCGTAGGTGCTGGCGATAGTGTAGGCTTTCGGACGCATCTGACCACTTGGATGGTAGGAGGGACGAAAGCCGAAGGGTGCATTTGTCGCGGACATAATGCGTTTCTCCTTAGCTTAATGAATAAGTTTATGGCGCGAGTTAAACTTCAAACTCTGCGTCACGCTCATCCACAATGTCAGCCAAGCCTTCACCCTTTTGCAACCGAGCGCCTTTTTTCTCAGCTTCGTGAGCAATAGCCTCTGCGGTGTCCCGCAGCTTCTGTTCTTCACGTAGCGGTGCGTCATGGTGCGCCTCTCTCATGTACAGTTTGTACAAGTCTTCGGGCAGCTTGAACGCCAGCATCTCATTTACACCTATCATGCCCACGTAGTCGCCAGTCTTCTGAGTGGCGTATTCCCAGCCGGGAACTTCTTCCGGCTTGATGGGCTCGTACCCGAGGCGCAAGCGCCCTGCGAGTGAGTCCCGTGGATTCGTCGTGGTCAACCAACAGGTGTGGTAACCCGGGATCTTCGGCAAGTCCGGCAATGCGGACTGAAAAAAACTTTGTCTGAACATCTCAACCCGATCACCCTCGGTCAGTTCGCGGCTCTCAGTGACGTTACGGTCACCCACTTTGCGATCTTCCCGGGTCTTGCCGACGGATTTCTTGCTACGTATGTCAGTCATGGTCGCTCCTACAGCGATTGTTTATATTTACCAGTGTGAAAAAGCTGATGCAAGTGGTTTATCGGCGCGAGCCGTTGGCCTTGTCGTATTCCATGTACTTGCGGATGTACTTCTCGCGCAGCTTGGCGTCATCCCAAACATTTGCATCAATCATCGCCTGCTTGCGCTCTGGGCTGATGTACACCTGCTGCCTGCCTGAGCTGCCGCCGGATGCCCTGCCGCCAGACAGCTGTGGGCCACCTGTTGGTGTGCGCGCCGGCCGGCGGTCGTCATCGCCGTCGTCGTGATCATTCCGCGATTGCTGGCGCTGGAATTTCTCTGGCAGACGACGCCTCATTCTGGATTCCATCTCGCTCCAGTATTCTGACGAAGCGGGATCCATGCCTTCGGCCATCAGGGACGAGTCGATGGCATTGACGATCTTGGAGTCTTCGTCGCCGCCTTGCAGGTCGTACCATGAGTGCTTTTCAATGAACTTTCTTGCCAGCTTTATCTGCTCAGGAGGCAGAATATCTGGTTGTGGCGGGGCATTGGCGGCTTGGGCCACGCGCTGGAACTCTGCAGCCTGTTGCGCTTTTACTTGCTGCAGCTGCCTGATGTCGGCAGCGGCCTGATCGCGGTATCGCATCGCTGCGGTCGCATCTTGGCCGTTGTTGGCGGTAATTGCGGCTGCATGCACATGCTCGGCCTGCCGGTAGCGGTACGCGGCCTCCTGAATGTGCTTGTCGATGTCCGTCAGCTCGCCCTGACGCTGACGCAGATCAAGTGCCGAGAACTGGCGCTCAAGCTGCTCGTTGCGCTGCTGGAGGAACTTCAGCTCCTTCTGCGAACGGTTCTTGGCTTCTTCCTGCCGCAGTTTGCGGTCTTTCTTTTCCTGCCGGCGACGCTCACGAATTTCTTCCCGATCCGTGTCGGTACTGTCGTCATCGTCATCGGCCTTTGTGACGCGATCATCAGCATCGTCGTCATGGTCGTCGTCATCCCGCCGGTCTTTCAGCGAGAGCGTACTGCCCGGCTGCTTGCCTTCCACCACTTCAATGGGAGAGCCTTTGTCGTCATCTTTGTCATCGATCAATTCATTTGCCATGTGACACCTCCTTCAGGTGTTAGAGAAACGCTTTCATTTCCAGCGGGTCGCCGGTTACTTTGCCCACGATGTCGAGATCCGCGAAGATCACGAACATTGCGAACGACTTGTCTGGCAGCTGTACTTCCCACCGATCACCGCCGTACTTGGGAACGCGGACGTATTCGCCGGGCTGGCACCAGTTGCCTTCGGGCCATGGCTGCATCGTGTCGCGGTTCTTGAACGCGAGCGGACCCAGCGCAATGACCTTGCCGGCCTGCGTGTTCCACTTCTCGGTTTCTTTGGTTTCAGTGTGAAAGATAATGCCGCCAGCCGATTTCAGCTTCGGGCTTCTGATCTGAACCAGCACGCGGCTACCGAACGGAATAACGCCCGGGTCTGCCTTTGGGAATGCTTGTTCAGTTAATGTGTTTTCGATCCTTGCCATTACTATCGCACCGCCTGCCTGATTCTGCTCCACGACTACTGGAACACCATCGAGCCTGACGCGATCTTCACAGGTCGTTGTCACCTTCTCTTTCCTCTTTGATCATTGATAAAATTTCCGCGAGGGCGTAGTCGATCCCGGCCAGCACTCCGCTTGCTGCGCCAAACGTGAACGACGACTTATCCCCCGGGCTTCTGAGCGATGACATTGCAAGCTCGGCCTGTCGCTTCTCCAGCCGCGCCATCAAAACTTTTTCGCTGATCACTTGGGTGATTTCTTTTCGCCCTTGCCTTGCGGGATTGACATGCCCATCGCGTAGCGCTTGTGCTGCGATGTGTTGTCAGCTGATATCTTCACATCCTTGCCCTTTGGTTTGTCGTCTTTCTTCGCCATGTCACTCTCCTGATTATGGTCCCGGGTTTATCCCAGTCCCTGTGCTTACTGCTACTCGGTTGCCCGATTCGATTTCTGCCTCGGCCAGCTGAAGAGCGGTCGTGTTGTCGGCCGTGTTCATGCGCTCGCGTGTAGCCATCTCTTCGGCTTTGCGCATGTTTTCCTGCTGCTGCTCGTACTGTGCCAGCTGCGCGCGCGCCTGCTCCTGCTGCATGATCTTTATCTGCTCTGCCTGCGCATCCTGAGCTCGCTGCGCCTGCTCGGCCTGCAGCTCCTGCATCTTGATCTGAGCTGCCTGCTGAGCCTTCTGTGCGTCTTGCTGCAGCGCCTCGCGCTTCACTGTGGCGTTGATGTTGGCCACAGCCAGACTGGTATCGGGCGGAGCATTCGGCGCCGGCATCTGCGGCAGCGTTGACTGCATGTGCGCGATCAGCTGCGACACCCGCATCATAATCGGCTCGGCCTCTTCCTGCACAAGGTTGATCAATCGCGCCTGCTCTTTGGCGTCGTCTGGCTTGATCAGCTTGTCCTTGGTAGCGTCGTCCACCGCGCGATGCGACTCAGTGACGTAATACTGCAGAACGTGATCACGCAGGTGCTTGATCATCGCCGGGGCGAACACTGGCGCATTGGCCGGGTTTGCACCGAACACTGGCGACATAGTGAACGGCACATGCACCATCAGGTGAGCAATGTGGTTCTGTGTCGGCAGTACGAAAATAGGGGCACCCATGACCGCCGCCATGTTCTCAGAGGCGGGATCCATATTCTCCATCTCGCCGCCGCTAACCAGAATGTCCTCATCTTGCTTCATCTGACGCAGGAACATTGCTTCGACTTTGCGAGGGTCGTACAGCTGCGGTTTTGCGTCTGCTCGCTGCAGGATTGCCTGCACCTTCGCAAACCTCTGTGCCTCGCTGAACACCTGCGGGTCGGATACCGGAACAACGTCAACCGGGCCATCAAAGTCGGCCGGCGTGACTTCAAAGTCGCCAGCCTTCTTGATGTCTTCCTCGGTCAGGTAGCTGCTGTTGATCCTGTGCAGGATCTTCAGGCTCTCGGCCATGGCGTTGTGCATGCGTGCGTGGATGCTGGAGAACACGACCATGCCCTGTTCGATCAGAGCCAGCGTGGTTCCCACGGGAGCATTTGCGTTTTGATCTGCCAAGCTCTCAAACGATGTCTGCACTACCCCACGGCCGGCATCAACAAGAAATCCCAGCAGCTGGAACAGCGTAGGGCTCGGGCCGGGGAACGGCAGCGGCATCACCAGCTTGCGGATGTCGTCCTGCATCGGGCCACCTTCAAGCTCTGCGATCTGCGTAGGCTGCAGCGTGATCGTTTGCGACATTGGGCCACCCTTCAACTTCAGCGCTGTCGGGATGTTCTGGATGTGAGCGGAGTCCATCAGCGCACGTAGCGATCCGGTTGCCGCAGCGGTGAGACCGCCGATCATGTGTGTCAGGCCGATTGCCATGGCACCACGCCACGGGATCATCGGGAACTCCACGATCCACATCAGCTCTTCGTAGTTCTCGTCCTTTGGATCCCAGTTGCGGTACAGATTAAGGCCGCGCTGCATGTTGTCGTCGATGCTGATGATGTACGGCCGCATACCATCACCTTCGATGTCGCACATCAGCGAGATCTCGTACACGGTACGCAGACCGTCCTCGTTGTACGGCGACGACTTCTTGCCTTCGATCTTGTCGTTGGCCTTGGACGCTTTCGAGAAGTCTGGCTCAGGCGAGCTGGCCAGCACCAAATCACGGTACATGCCGATATCGACACGGCGCTCAAACTCTTGCGCAGTCACATATTGGCGATGAGTCTTGCGCTCGGCGGTGTAGAAGTTGGTCGCCGCAAACGGGATGAAGATATCGTCAACCGG